TGTGGTGCCTAGGGTCAGTTTCTTTCTATATTGTTTTTAAAGAAGAAATTCTGACTTTGGCGTAATTTTGGCGTAGTTGCTCTAAAAAGGATTGATAAAAATATCCTTGTTTTGAGCATTATATCACATAAGAGAAAAGTGCCAATGGTGGGAGATTTGAAAGGTTATTTGATGCGTTTGGCGTTAATTCTACACCAACGGATAACTTCGCCGGCTATCCATCTAGCGTGTGATTTTTCGCTTAATCTCACGCCTTTTGGGAATGTTGGGTCTTTGACGATTACATTCGCAGTCCGTTGGTATTTGCAGCCAACTAATGCCGCTACATAATCCAAAGGGATTAAGTTTTGGCTTTTTTCTGTAAAAGCAGAAACAGCCATCACTTTAATTGCTTCTGACATTTCTTCTTCCGCTTTTTCTGATAGAGTTATTTTATCCATAAAAGCTCCAATAAAAAACCGCCCATAAAGAGCGGTTGTAATGATTTATTTTAGTTAGCCGATAAACGATATAGCAAATGTTCAAAATCGGCTTGGTGGGCTTGTTTAAGTGGTTCTATGAGCTTTCTAGCCACTGGCAAAGATTTATCATAGAAACGCTTATATTCTGTGTGATGTCCGTAAACTGTCGGACTATATGACGATCCAATTACTTCCAACGGTTTAACCAGTTTTCCCAATAACCAATTCATTTGACCGTGCGAGAATAACAATAGAGTAAGATTTGAGATTTCTTCTTTTGTTAAATCGAAAGTAAATCTTTCTTCTGCCGGTGGAAGTGCAATAGGTTGCAAGTTCGTAATGAATACCATTGCATTTCCGAATTGGCTTTGTGGTAGTTGGTCGTATTTAGCAACTTTGAAAGCAGATTTTAACTGGCGGTAAATCTCTTGCCAGTGTAAACCTGTTCTATGGTGTGCTTGTTGTACTGCTGATTGGATCGCCTGTTGTTGTTCTGGTGTAATCGTATTTGGTAAAAGTGCGGTTGATTTCTTGTGTAGATTTAAGAACGCACGCAACACAACTAAGTGGAATTTAGGACTAATCCACATTGCATAGGCAAGCATTAATTCTTCGCAAGCGTAAGTTCCTTGAAGTCCTAAATCTCTACCGCCCTTGACTACTTTTAAAGCGATGTTGGAATTCTCACATCGCTCAATCTCATTAATTAAATCCTGCGTTTGTTGGTTTTTAATGAAGTATGTTGGGCGGTGCTTTGGATCGTTTCCGCTTGCTGTATGCAGATCGTTTAATGAGTAAAGATTGTCAGATTGACGGATTGAATTGTTTAGAATTGTTAGATTTGACATTTTTATGCCCCTAGTTGTTTGTTTATGTAACGAACAACCTTAGTAGGGTTGTTCGGGCTTCAACTACTGCAACTAGACAGCGGAGCTTATTTCCTTTCGGTGTTTTATTAGGCTCTCTAGACCCGAACATTGAAATCACCAGTTATGATGACTTAAATTTTAGGCATAAAAAAACCGCTATGCTTTCGGGTGCGGATTGCCGCTAGTTGTTTGTAGTGCGGTAATCTTAATCCTAAGTTATAGCGGTGTCAATATATAGCAATCTTAACTAATTCAAATCTTCTTCTTTGACGAAAACTCCGTCAATCATTTTCCCTTTACGGTCTTTTATCTGCTCGTAAGCGTACTTTACACACTCCGAAAAATTTAAACCCTCAAATAACGAAATAATTATTAAATTGATGAAGAATAACTCAATCCACTCTTTATCAACTTCCCAGTCTTGGCTTATCGGGATTGAAATTCCACCTAAATTATGAGCCGCTTCTAGCAACTGTTCCATGGTTGATGAATGTTCATATTTACCATAGCTAAACTCATTAATTATATCTAAGCTGCATAACTCTATATTGTCTAAATCTAATTGTTTAGATAAAACAACGACTACAACAAAACAATAACCAATACTGTCTTTGATTTTCTCTTTGTCGTTTCGTGCGATACCAGCACAAAGCTCGCCAAACTCCTCCATCAGCTTGATAAATTGTTTCTGTGGAGTAGAGCCTAAGATAAGGATTCTATCTTCCGCCCATTGAGCGATTTTCCCAATTAATTCTTTTTCTTTCATTGCTTAAACCTACTTATTCATATTAACCACCGGCAAAACATCAACTAAAGGCTCACTTGTGTTATCAAGGCTTTCAGCTAATTCCAATCGTCCGCCAAGTGTTGCGTAACCAATAATGTCTTGCCAGTGGTCTGGTGCGTGAGAATTGCCATTCAGAATTCTCACTAACTTTCCAGCCATCATTGTTAAAGCGTAATACTGCACTCCGTCAATGTTCTTGCGATTTTTATTGATAAGCTCCATTAACGCATTAAACGTAACAGAGCCTTGAATGAAATCACCGTGCGTATTTCTACGCTCATTCAGAATATCTTCTGTTGTCATCTTTATCCCTTGTTTTTATCTGTGTAATTAATTAACTCACGTATTTTCTCACGCACAAGCTCCAAAGCCTTTTCTAAACTCCGTTCTTTTTCGTGTAATTCCGCTAATTCGTGTTCTGTTTCTTTATTCATAATTTACCTAAAAGAAAGACCGCTATTTTGCGGCTGTTTTATGATTTAGTGTATAACTTTTCGATTAATTCATGTCTTAAGTTATAACAAGCTAATGCGTTATCTTTATCATTAAAATCTTGCTTAAAAAGATTTACAATAAATCTTTCACAGTAAACAACATCGACCGACACAAAATAAAAATCATCAGGACCGATATGGGAAAGTGATAATCTTAGTTCATCATTAAAATTGACTTCTCTTAATATTTCCATCATGCACTCACCTATAAATCACTATTTAGCGGTCTCAATCATTTTTAAAATACGCTCTGGCGTTTCCTTTACTACCACATTATGCTCGTCTGAAAACTTAACAATAGAGCAGTCATTGTGCGCTGATGCTACAGTTCTAATTAAATCTACATTTACAATTAAATCACCGTCACCAGCTCTAAAATTTGTCAATTTAATAAATTTGCTCATAACTCACCCCTAGAATGGAATCCCATCTGAAAAATCATCTTGTTCAGCCATCGCACTTAATGGATTTGGTTTAGCTTTACTTTGTTTCGCTTGTTTCGGCTCATCTTGGCGACCGCCTAACATCTGTAAGTTATCGCCTTGAATTTCGGTAGTATAACGGTCTTGTCCGTTGCCATCTTGCCATTTGCGTGTCTTTAAACGTCCCTCAATGTAAACTTGAGAGCCTTTGGTAAGATATTGACCTGCGATTTCAGCAAGTCTGCGGTAGAGTACAATGCGATGCCATTCAACAGCCTCTTTTCGTTCACCTGTATTCTTGTCAGTCCAGCTTTCGCTTGTTGCCACTGTGATGTTAGCAACCTGTTCACCGTTTGGCATTGTGCGGATTTCTGGGTCGTTGCCTAAATTCCCCACAATGATTACTTTATTAATTCCAGCCATTAGCTCATCTCCTGTATAAGCTGTTGATAGTATTCTTGAGCAGCATTAACTCGCTCTTTGATTTCTTCGATGATTTTGTCATCACGCTTGACTGTAACGGTTGTAATACGTTTTGATTGCGGTATTTGCTCCACTAAATCAATGTATCGTGTCGGGTCGTCATAGCTTGAAAGTTGCTCGAATGGAGTAGGCAATAAAACAAAGTCAATTTGAGCTTCTTCACAATCCCATAGCCACATATAACCCTGCATTTGGATTATATAACCTGCTTTCTTGGCTTTCTCTTCTGCCTCGTCCGTAAAGAAAGGGTGCGAGCCAATATCCCATGAGCATTTTGTATCAATGATTAGCTTTCTGGTTGGTACGTAAATATCACATTCACCAGTAATCCAATCGTTTTCACGTCTTTCTTCGTTTTTCTTTAATGCCAATCCACGCTTGCGACCGCTTAATTTAATAGCTTGCTCTTCAAGTGCGATGCCTTTTTCGGTGTATTTGTTACCCTCAAAATCTTGATAGCCAAATAGGTCATATTTAACTATCTTTCTCACCGCACTTTTAGCGGTAGCAGATATACCACTACCGCTTTTTGGTTTAACCATTAAATCAGCAAGCCCAGAGCATCTAACTTTCAGCTTGTACATTTCCATTCTCAATCGCCTCTAATTCCGCAATCTGTTCTTGACTAAACTCATAAGCACCGCTATCGCAAAGGTCTTGTAGAGTAGTCTCGCCGTTGATAATGCTTTGTTTGCAGTTGTTAAACGTTTCATCATCTACAACCGTCACAAATTCAGCATTTTGAACGTTGTCGCCATAATTGAATTCTTGGTTTTCCACGTCTTTAACTACTGCCTGGTCGGCCAATACCGCTTGTTGCATTTCCACCGATAACGGAGCTTGTTTTGATAGCAATAACTTCATTACGGTTTTTAGTGCCATTGCCTCAAAGTTGTCGTGCCATACGCCAAAGCCTTTTTTGAATGTTTGGCTGTAACGTTGAGCGTGTTTAACGATGTCATCGTGGCTCATATAGAGTTCAGCCGAGAAGTCATTCACTAGCTTGAAATAAGCGTAATATCCGATAGGATTTTCGTCTTTTTCAGGTTCTTGCTCCCAATCAAACTCAAATCCGTTGATAAAGTCTTTTTTGAGCAGTTGATTTTTATATACTGGCAAAGCGACCAATCGCTTAAACTGCCCAGAGCGTTGAGCAAGTTGGATAAAACCCTTGTAACCGATTTGGAATTGAGCCTCTACTTTTCGTTCTTTGTTATTCTTAAAAGGCACGATATAGGCAAAGCCCAATCCATTTTGAAGTGGCAGGTTAAGCGTTGCAGCCATACAAGCAGCATTAAAAATACTTGTCGGATCGGCTGTTCTTAGCATTGAATTACTGTTAGCAATCTGCATTACGCTTGTTGCAAAGGTTGCTGAATTCTTGCCGACTAACTGTTCAATTTTCGTTTTGATAATCGGATTATTAAAAAGCTCCCGAAGTGTTTTAGGCTTAACAGGAGCTTGTACTTGTTGATTTTGATTTGTCATTTTGTTTCACCTTTATTGGCTAATCATTGAGGATATATCCTTTCCGATAATCCTCTTCTAACTGTTCCAATCTATCTTCCGCCATAGCGGTCAGAATTTTAATTCGTATCTCTTCATAGTCAGCGCCAAGTGCTACCGCCTTTATGAACTCATCATCATTAAACGTATCATCATCAATGGCGCTGATAACCTCATCATAATCAAGCATCTTCTCTCTAAACGCACAGATAACATCATCATCACCGTTAGCAATATTTTCTTTAATGGCCTCAATTTCCATTTCTATCGCCCGCTCATAAGCATCATATTGTTCTTGTGCTTTGTCATAAGCGGTAAAACTAGCAATTTCCCATTGGCGCTGCATTGTTGTTTGCATTTGGAATACCTCTCAATATGTCAAAGTAAGAGCATAAATCCTCGTATTTGAATGTTCTTACCCAATGACCTCTGATTAATTTTTTGCCTCGAGGCTTGATTTGGCGATAATAAATCGCTCGCTCGATTGTGGTTGCGTGTACGCCAAAAAGACGATGGATCTCAGTAAGTTGAAATTCAGTTTGGCGCTCAGATTCAGGCTGTTGATTACGCATTTCGTTGTATTCATCAAAACGTTTTAAATAACGCATCTTAGCCTTTGAAATACGCTTAACTAATGTTGGATTGGTTGCTAGTCCAGTTTTCGGTTTTGAGCGGCGAGCGAGCTTGTTATTAAGCCATTCGGCCGTATTTGCTTTTAACTCTTCACGCTCTCTCTTTCTCGTTTCAGACAGTTCCACTGATTGATAATTAGAAGAGTGCCACCAAACTTTACCGCCAACTCGCTCAACAACATACCAGCCACCTTTCGGATAAGGCTCAATCCTAATTTCTGTTTTCGCCTTTCTCATAATCTAATTCCTTTTGTTTGATGTTTGTGTATGCCATAGCCTCTTGTTTAGCTGGTTCTGTAAGGTTTGATTGATATTGCCCATGTTCGGCAATCCACTGTATGCGTGCTTGTTCACGCTCTAATGCTGTCGGTTCGATTGCGAAACAATAAGAGATTCCACCAATCAGGAAGGCGATAAAAATCGCACAGGCAAGCTTTGCTAAAGGGCGTGTAATTTCTGCGAATACATCAGTAAATTTTTCCATTTTTTGTTTCCTTTTTAATCAATTTAGTGAATTTAGGGTGTGAAAATCCGCCGCACGGATTTCTTGGGGAAAAGTGCGGTCGGATTTTCCGTTGTTTTAGAAGTCTATTTTGACTGCTTTTGGATTAAAGCCTCGCAAGTGTTCCAATACACGCCAGTTTGTCATTTGGTCGATGTCAAAATCACTTGTGATGCGGTTTAAGATTTGATTGGTTGAGCGTAGCACGCTTAAATATTCGTAAGCCTGTCCGTAGATTTGTGAGCTCATATTTGAGCCTAACACGTTAAAGGCTCTCTCAATGTGTTGGAATGTACCTACGCCACGTTTGAAAGCAAACCACAACCAAGCAAGCTGTTGAAGTTCATACTCGGTAAATTCAAAGGTGAATTTCTTTTCAGGTTCTGGCAAGGCAAGTTGTTGTGGTTGAAGTTGATATTTTCCTGTTTTACGAATCTGCGGGAGAACTTCTTTAGTTATCCAACGTTTTACTTTTTTAGCTTGCTCTAATTTTGAACTCAAGACTAATGAATACATTCCGCTTTCATTCACGAAGAGAACTTGAGCACGTTTATTGATAGTATTCACGATCTCGCGTTTTGCTAGGTCGTCAGAATAAACGTGTTTTCTTAATGCGTCATGTGGATTTTTATATTGCAATAACTCTGCGAGTTGGGTTGCTCTAAAAAAGATCTCATTGTTTTCTACAATGGTTTGAACAGGAGTGTTTTCAAAATTGAAAATTGTAAGGTTTGACATTTTGTAATCCTCGAACTATTTGTTTAACAAGCCACTTTCGACAGTGGCGTCGGGAGGTTCGAAAACCCCGTTCAAGGAAAGGGCTGGACTTATTTCCCGAAGGTATTGTATTAGTCGCCCTCCCGACATAGTCAGGATTACGGATATAAAAAAATCGCCTTTTGGCGATCAGTTGAACTATCCGCCTTGAACATATTGAGGTTTCGACACCTTGAGGCGAATAGTAGTATAAGAAATTATGGTTGTCAAACAGATTATTCAGTCTTAAAAAAAAATCCCCTAGTGCCAAAGTGTGAAAGCAGCTAGGGGCTAACCAATTTAAAGGAGATTTTTTTATTATGAAAAACGCTGTTTCCAGCTAAATCCGCTCTCGTTCAATCAATTATTCAAGAAGATTGAGCTTTAATTCGCTATTTGAAAGCGGATTGAGATGGAGGCTCTTTTGGGATTTGAACCCGTGTTATTTTTCACAACTTACAAATTTTATTTTGTGTTTTTCAGATGTTGGTTTCCACAACCAACGCAACAAAGAGCCATTAAATACCTTTCTTTATGCTTGTAAGGCTCAAGCTCCTTATTGTCACCACAACACATAAGGAATATAATTTCGCTAACCACAACACAAATAAGGATAAATTATGAAAAATAATCTCTTAGTTACTTATGATTTAAATAAGTCTGGCCAGAATTACGATGCGCTCATTGAAAAAATTAAAACGCTAGGCGCATGGGCTAAAGTTCAGCAATCTGTTTGGTATCTTCATACCTCTTATTCAACAGATGAAGTTTTAGATCTCCTAAGCAAAGTAACTGACTTCAACGATTCAATTTTTGTTGCTGATATGAGCGATGCTTCTTGGCGAGGATTATCTGCCGAAGTGCGGCAGTTTATTCAGGAGCAGTGGTGGAAATAGCTCCGCAACTCCCAGAACCAGTATTTTTGCCGTAACGATTAATCCGCTCAAATGCGAAACAACATCTATCAGCAATTAATGCAGGTTCTAAACAACCGTTTTCAACCGCTCTTAATACAGCCCATTTGATTTGATCTTTATCTCTTTCAGATAGGCTGTTTTCTTGTTTTTCTTCCATTTCTAACCTCATTTGTTTTATGTTTGCCATTTCAAAGCACACTTCTCTCTATCATTCGCAACGGTTTCACGTGCCGTTGTGTCTCTGTACTTCAAATGTGCTTTGAGATATTTCCCCACTGCGACTAGACTTTCTGTAACTGTCAGTTTTTC